GTCCAAAATCGATTTTTCAAAAAAACTTTCCCCGAAAAATTTCATATATCGACACTACATATGAAGGAAACTTTTTTAGTGCCTTTTTTTCATTTTTGAAGATTTCTCCTTCACTATGTAGTACCGATGACATAAATGCAAAGCCTAAGTGATAGTGCCTTTTTTTAAGTTAGTCTCATATAATCATAATTATACATGTCAAAGGATAATTCATTATTCTATTTAACATTGAAATTGAACATAATATATAATTTTTATTTTATATATTATACCAAAAATAATTATTTTTTGATTAATTCTTAAATATAACAAGGAATATTGTCAATATTTATTACATCTTTTGGCACTTCACCTTTAAAAATAGAATATGCGCTAAATTCTGGTCTTTCTAGTTGTGACTGAGGGGTATGATTATGAACACATCTTGCTATCATTTTATATAATTTAAAATCAGGATATCTGTCTATTCCATTTCCTTTATATAACATATTTACTCCTTTATCATCTAAACACCATTCAACTATTAGACGTTTAACTGGGTCACTACATTTACTTAAATCTTTAAGTTCGTCAAAATCCTCAACCACATAATCAAATATTGAACAAGCAAGACGACATAAATCAAAACTATAATTAGGTTCTAATCTAGGTTTTTTATCATTTAAGTATGGCTCTGTATTATATTGTGTAGCAGCATCGCCGCCTACTTGAAAACTATCACTACAGAAAAGTTTACCGTTAAATTTATATATACTTCTACCAAAATCGATAATTTTGAATATACGACCAAATGTAGGAACCTTATAGTACTTATTTTTATAACAATAATAGATATACTTTTTATCTGTTTCGTTATACATAACATTATTAGTATGTAAATCATTATGTGTAAAGTTGAATGCTTTTTGATATGTAATTAAAATCATAATAATCTGCATTAATGCTGAATACCATTCTTCTTTTGATAATTCATTTGTTAAAATTAAGTCGTCAAACGTATTTTCACAAAATTCCATTCCAATAACTTGAACCGGAAATTTTGGAATAGTTACATTTATTGTCTCTTCTTCGTCTTCATCCTCATCCTCATCCTCATCCTTATTATCCTCATCCTCATCTTCATCATCATTATCCTCATCCTCATTTTCATTTTCAGGTCTGTTGCTATCTAAGTTTTCAATTTCGCCACAATTATCACAATCAGAATGTTCTTCCTCATTATCAGTATATGATGAACGTGATGAACAAGTTGAATTTGATTTTATTGTAACATGTTGATTAGTTTCTTTTTGTTCCAACATATTAATATTAGTTATATCTATCAAATCACAATGTAAATCGGACATATTTACAATCTTTTCGTCAAATATATTCTCAAACATTTCATTATCAAACGATTTAATTGATATTTGTGATTTAGCACTTGAATTATGTTGAATTGTAATAGGCTTTAGTTTTTGATTTTCATCTTGAAATAAATGTTGATAATCATCTACTTTAAATAAAACATTTTTATTTTTATTAAAGTAATCAGAACCATTTAAATAATCAATATCGTCAAAAACATTTAAAATAAAATCATTTTTTATTCCTAAAAATGAACCATAATAATCAAGACCATGTGTGAATCCATGTGTATAAATTAAATTACTAGATAAAAATACAAACATCCCATCAACATATGCTGAATTATTTTGGTCAATAAATTTTGAATGACAATCTAATTCAGTTGAATTGATTTTTGGTAAGGTAAATAATTTTTCATCAGTTACATTATATTTTCCAATTAAATATTTAAATGGATCTAATAAAGGTGCCATCTTAAAAAATACATCTTTATCTTTTACTTTGTTATTTTGTATATTTTTTAGTCTACAATTTAGTAGATGAAAATCATCCTCATCTCCTTGATTAACATTTGAAAGAAACCATTTGTTATTTAGATTAATACTATTATAATTGCTATCATTTAAGGTGAAGAATTTATTATAAATAGGTATATAGTTTTGAATATTTGATAGAAAAAGTGTTTCAGAGTTTTCTAAAGATTTAAAAAGTTCAAGGTTTTTCCGTTTTTGATAACTGACGTTAAACATTCTTTAGCTAATTAATATATAAATTATATGTATTTTTAACTTATTATAAATGATAATTATATTATCTCTTATTGCGTATAAACCATTAAAAATTAATTTCTATTTTAAATAATAATGACTTTAGAACTAAAAAAATTTGATATGAAAAGTATTAGCTTTAAACCAAATGAAAATAAAGGACCAGTTGTAGTTTTAATTGGAAAGAGAGATACTGGTAAATCTTTCTTAGTAAGAGATTTACTTTATTATCAACAAGAAATACCAATCGGAACAGTTATTTCTGGAACAGAAGAAGGAAATGGGTTCTATGGTAAAATGGTCCCAAGATTATTCGTTCATAATGAATATAATACAGCTATTATTGAAAATATTTTAAAGAGACAACGCACAGTTTTAAAACAGATTAAACAAGAAATGGAAACATATAAACGCAGCACTATCGACCCAAGAGCATTTGTAATTTTAGATGATTGTTTATATGATGCTACATGGACTAGAGATAAAATGATGCGTTTACTTTTTATGAACGGCAGACACTGGAAGGTCATGTTAGTCATCACAATGCAATATCCCTTAGGCATTCCTCCCACACTGAGAACCAACATAGATTATGTTTTTATTTTGAGAGAAAATTACATAGCGAACAGAAAGCGCATTTATGAAAATTATGCTGGTATGTTTCCAACTTTTGAGAGCTTTTGTCAAGTGATGGACCAATGTACCGAAAATTATGAGTGCTTGGTAATTAATAACAACTCGAAATCAAACAAATTACATGACCAAGTGTTTTGGTATAAAGCCGATAATCATGGTGATTTTAGATTAGGTTCAAAAGAATTTTGGGAATTATCAAAAGGAATGAAAGATGAAGATGAAGAAGAGCAATATGACCCTACAAAAAACAAGAAAAGAGGCGCAGGACCTAAGATTAGTGTTAAAAAAACAACTAAATGGTAATAATATACTTTTAAAAAAGTATAGCAAAAATAATAAAATAATATTAAAACAATTATATTATTTTATTTTTAACAATCGTCAAATGAAATTGTTACGGGATACTTAATGTAACAATAGTCTCTCCAATTTGTGTTTGGATTATTTATTTCACACCAATCAAAAAGTAATTTTCCATTTGAAGCCTTTATTGGTAATCTTTCCCATAAATTGTATTTAAAATGAAATAATATATTCATTATTCCCATCTCATTTGTTTTACAAAATGTATATTTATTCATAGCTTCAATAAGTTGATTTTTATCACATAATTTCAAAATATTTGTATCATAAATCCACATACAATTAAGCATATAATTTGATTTCAAAATTTTTTCACCATATTCAGATTTTAATGAATCAATTAGTTCTGGTTTATCATAACTTAGTTGACAATTAAATGATTGGTCTTCATAAAGCTTACCATCTTTTGGCGCCAAAATTTTATTTTTATAATCAATTTCAAGTAAATATTTAACATCGTCTAATAAACGTAAACCAGCGTCTAAAAATACAACCCTCGCCCATTTGAAAAAATAATCATCAAATATATGTAATTTTTCCCATTGATTTAATTTATTTATTTCTCTCTTATCGGTTGAATCAATAAACCCAGATTCTCCTATTTTAAAAAGTAAAATAGATTTATCTATTTGTGTAAATTTTTTTTCAATAACATTATAAAAATTTTTAAAATTTGTATTCAAATCAAAATCAATTGTTACCAAAACTATATCTCCATTCCAATTACCTTTACTTCTTAAATCAATTATAGTTCTTCTAGCTTTATTGAAATAATTTAAATCTGTCACCAAAGTGAAAACTGTATCATTGTTATCTTGTAATATAACATCTGATATAGAAGCATAAAATTCGTATTGTTCTTTTGTTATAACTTTGTGAAATGTAATAGCATCAGTTAACTGAGATTCATTTTCATGTTCAGCTAAGTGGAAAAGATTATTATTTAATTGATTAATTTTATTTGTTTTAGCTATTTCTTGAATCCATAATCCAACGCATAAATCATCACACCATTGTTCTTGTAAATTAATTAATGGATAATAAGCTTCATTTTTACCAATTCTTCTAACATATTCAGTGATAAGCGCATATAAAGATTTTGAAATTGCGTAACCTGCCCCTCCTGACATATATAAGCAAAATTGATTTTTAATATGGTCTAGTTCCTTACCAATATAATAATTTTCGCTGGAATTGTATTGTGTTAATAAATTATGAAGTCGTTTGTCAAAAACAAATGTATCATCATCAATTAATATGTACCAATCATAATCAGGAATATTCATATGATAAATAAAATGAATATATTTCCAAGTTATATTTTGCGTATCATCCATAGAAAACCAACCAAATTGTCTATTATCTACGTCAGGTTTAGATGTAAGATAAAATATATCTTCTTTACTAACATTTTTTAACATAATATCCATTTGATACTTAACTCTTGTTTGAAGGTATTTATCACATGTAGAAATAATATAACAAATTTTCATAATAGTTATATTATTTTTATATTTAAGTAATGATTACATTTTTAAATTATATATTTGGGTGAACCTTTTTAAGAGGTTGATTTAATCTACTTGTTCCATTGAATCTTTTTGGGCAAATGGACCACTAACTAATTGACTTTGACCATTGTCAGTCTTACCAACAACAATATTTTCACCTTCAAACAACTCCATACAAATATCAGCAGTAGAAATATTATCCTGTTCCTTAAATGCCTGTTCTTGAGTATTGATATTATTAACACCAATTAGGTTGCCTTGTTCATCAATAGATTGAGTTAAGGTATTACCAGATTTCTCGGCATTCTTAATATTCTCATCAATTGCCTTTTGTTTAGATTCCTTAACACGCTGTTCAAAAGCCGACTTAGCATTAGATTCGTTCTTAGTCTTCTCGCTCATCAATTGATTAAGTTCTTCTTCCATATACTCAACACGACCAGTCTTATAAGCTTCAGGGTCCCAGGGCATCCACATGCCAATAGGGCCAACAAAAACGTCATGATTAGGGTCAACTTCTCTCAAGAGTTTACATCTCAACTCAGCTTCTTCTTGAGTAGGATAAGAACCGCGAATTTTTAACCCTCTAGTATTAGTTTGGAAGTTGTGAGCAATATCAAACTTCTTTTGTAGTTCTTCCTCATTATTATCAATATATGTTTTAAATTCATCATCCATGCTAGAAGTAACAAGTGACTCTCTTTCTTCCTTCACGAAATCTTTAAAATCATTAGATACGTCATCAAATGAAATATTGTATTTAAAGGAAACAAAATTTAGGAATTGAACAAATTTTTCCATTGATTTATTAAAATCCCACTTCTTTAGGAATTCTTCAAAATAGAAAACTTGTTTTTCCTTTAGAATTTTTTCGGGAGAACAGAATGATACACAAACAAATTTTTGTCCAGCAATAGGTTTATCTTCTTCTAACAAATCAACATATTTGGGATTTACTTTCCCGTTAACCTCTTTTCTCTCAAATCCGGTTGCCTTAGAATTCTTTTCTTTAGAATGATTCATTTTAAATAGTTTAATTATTTATTTTTAAGTTTTTTAGCGCAATATATATTTTTTTCTTATTATTTAATATAAATGAACGGACTTATAAACGTTGGTGAACTTGTTAAGAGAATCATTAAATACCTTGTTGAAGGTTTAATGGTAGCTATTGCTGCTTATGCTATTCCTAAACGTTCTTTGAACATTGAGGAAATTATCTTGATTGCTTTAACTGCTGCTGCAACCTTTAGCATTCTTGATACCTACATTCCTTCCATGGGTGCTACTGCTCGTTCCGGTGCTGGCTTTGGTATTGGTGCTAACTTGGTTAAATTCCCTGGTGGATTTTAATTCAATAAAATAACATAATATATTTAATCTAATAATAATATATTATGGTAAAACATTCTCGTAAGACTTTAAAAAGACCTAAGAGCAAATCTTATAGAAAAAAGTCCAGTAAAGTTGGACGTTGGCATGGAAAAATGGTTGGCGGTGCATATACACCAGAAG